TTGGACAAAGTTCGACTCACCAGTACCACCACCAACGCTGGCTCTAGGATCGTCATTCTCGATGGCTCAGCCAACGATACGCTGGGCTTCACCGAAGATGATTCGGCGAGCTACACGCCTGTCACGGCTCAGGAAGTGGTCAACGAGCTTCTGGCCACAGCCAGCTTCCAGACCGACGGGGTGGCTTACGTTTACATTTCCGACGATGGAAATCAGTACGTCACCATTGAGTCCAGCGATGTGGGAGCCACCACCCCATCGGCATCGAGCATCGAGTTCACGTCGGTTTCCAATTCGGCATTCAACACCACCACGGGTACAGGCATTGAGCCTGGCACCAGTGGGGACAATGGTGAGGATGCTCGGGACATCTACACTGTTGCCACGGACCGAACAGACGGCCTGGGTTCTGGTGGAACCGGTGTTCCGGGGCAGACCTACACGGATGCCAAGACGGGCCTGCGGTTCACGGTTTTGGAGTCTGCCACAGGGTCCTACACTCCTGCAGGCACCTTTACTTTGACCGTCAGCCCGACCTGGGATGTGCATCCTTCGATTCCGACCCTGCAGTTGGGCGGTCTCGAAGTCATCGTCACGGACACGGTGGGTGTGGGAGTGGACGACACGGCCAATGTTCAGGCGTTCAATCCTGGTGGTAGCGAGCCAGCTGTCGGAGACTTCTACTACATCAGCTATCAGTACCTGAAGCAGGATTTCTCGACTCGGCTGTTCCAAACCTTCAAGGTCATCGAGGCCAACTTTGGTCGTTTGAGTCCTGAGAACAGGGTCACCTTGGCTAGCTTCCTGGCCATTCTGAATGGTGCGGTCCTCGTGGGTATCAAGCAGGTGCTCAAGGAGTCCAACACCAACCAGGCCAGTGACGCTTCGTTCTTGGCGGCCCTTCAGGAGCTGACCATTCCGCTGCCTGGCAACGTCAAGCCGGATGTGCTGGTGCCTCTCACGACCTCCACAACGGTCTACGGGGCCCTGATGCAGCACTGTGAGGTTCAGTCCAACATTCGCAACCAAGCGGAAAGGATGGGCTTCATTGGGTTCGCTTCGGGAACCTCTCCGATCACAGCCCAAACGATTGCCAAGAGCTTGCTCAGCAACCGTATCGTGGCTGTGTACCCGGACTCGGCAGTCATTACTGTGACCAATGAACTGGGTGAGAGCAGCGAATCTCTGGTTGACGGCACCTTCCTGGCTTCAGCTTTGGCTGGTGCGATCGTCAGCCCGGCTGTGGACGTGGCGACTCCGTACACGAGGCGACAACTCGTTGGAATCGACCGGCTTCCTCGGGTTTTGGACCCGGTGGAGGCAAGCCAGACAGCAGTGGCTGGTATCACGGTCCTGGAGGATCTCGCAACAACTGTTCGAGTCAAGCAGGGTCTGACCACGGACATGTCCACGATTCTGACTCGCCTTCCCACGGTGACTCAGATTGCGGACTTCGTGCAGCAACAGTCCCGAGCTACCTTGGATGCCTTCGTGGGCACCAAGTTCCTCAGCCAAAGGACGAACGAAGTCGAAGTCTCGATGACTTCTCTGTTCAACCAGATGTTGCAGGCAGAGATTGTTGGAGGCTTCACGGGAATCAACGCAGAGGTGGATCCCAACGATCCGACCATCATGCGGTTCGAGGCGTTCTACGCTCCGATCTTCCCGCTTTTGTACATCGTCCTCACATTCAACCTAAGAGCTAACGTCTAGTTCGAAGGACGGGGTGCCAAAGGATAGCCTTTGGCACCCTGTGAGGGTTCCTTCCTAGGGGTCTGTAAATCCTGTCTTTTTTGACAGGAGCATTCGCAGATTGGGGTTCATGTGCTACACATGAACGTCACAGGTCTACGCCGTTTGGTGTAATGATCTTATCACCTAGGTATGGAGATGGACGCCTCTACCGATTACGACTTCCGTGTTCAGGCAGCTCAGGACGAGGACATCAGCGAGCTAGAGGCCGCTGAGTACATCGTTTTCAACTTGGCTCTGGATACCTATTTCCGGTACATCGAAGAGGTCACAGGGGAGGAGCCTCCAGAGGATGACGAGAATACTCTGGATGAGGCCCCCGAGGGTGACACCACGAAGCTGGATTCTCTGGCTTCGGATGGCATTCGACTCTTGAAGCGAGTGGATAGCCGATTCCAAGAAGATGCGGTGTCCATGCTGGATACCAACCTGCCCTCTGAGACCCACAAGAAGATGCTTCAGAGAGCTTTTCGGCGCCCAGCTAGGTCAAGGGACGCTATCTCTCGTCGAGCTCTCTTGATGCGAACTGTGCTCTCCAGAGGAGGGCACAAGACCGTCAAAGCGGTCTTTCATAAGACTCGACCCCTTCGTGCTGTCAAAGATGCCTTGGCAGATGCCATGATGGAGGATGCAGGGCCGGCTTTGCAGAGATTTGCAGCGGTACCGATTCGGAATCCTCGGATCAAGGCTTGGATCAAGGCAGCAGCTTCCGTTACCAGGGAAGGGGATCAGCCCAATGCTGCTCCTCTCAACCCTGTGGAGGTGGCCTCTTCGGTAGGTGCCGATCATGCGGAGGCACTTCGGAAGGACACTGTTGACGAAACAGGTCTCCAAGGAGCGGAAGAGCAAGCCGTTGCTGGGGATGAAAGGGAGAACAGGATTTCCGACATCGAGTCGGAGGCTGCCGAAGCTGCCGCTGAGGTTCTGGCTGATGCCGGTGAGCCCGATGAGGTTTTGACTCGTAGCGAGGTCATTGGCATTGCTACCGCTGCAGCGGTGGCAGCTTCTACCGACCCTACCGACCCTACCAACATCCCAGAGCCTCTTAAGCGTCTAGATGACGAGCAGAGAGCAGCGGCCATGACTGACGGCAAGGTCTTGGTGGCGGCAGGGGCAGGGTCTGGAAAGAGCTGGACTTTGGTGGCTCGGGTCGAGCATCTCATCAAGGATCGAGGCGTCAATCCTGCCAGGTGTCTAGTCACTTCTTTCAACAAGAAGGCCGCTCTAGAGCTCGACTACAAGATCGGCAATGTCATTGGTGGGGACATGGCTGACGCTATGTCTATTGGGACCCTTCACGGGTTGTTCCGGCAGTTCATCGACAAGTATGGGACTCAGGAAGAGCGTATCGCTGTGGGGGTTGATAGGAAAGGTCCTAACGGGTTCGTGAAGGGAGGCGATTCCGTTGCTTCGGCTGTCAACCGGGTGTGGCGCAAATGCTATGCCACCCAGAAGGCTGATGGGACGTGGAAGGATGCTGACGCTCCTAGGGTCAAGGATGGAATGCGTGCCAAGACCCAGTGGGCTGGAAACAACGTGACTCCTGCCCAGGCCATAGAGAAAGCGGCCACGCCAGAAGAGGCTCAGCTGGCTCAGTGGTATGAGTGGTACATGGGTTTCAAAGGGGACCTGGGGAAGGATTGGGAACCCCCTTGTGGTCGAAAGCTCAGGGAGTGGGAAGGGTTCCTAGCAAAGAAGCGTCTTGGAGGAAGGATTCGTCTTGGAGACTTCGACGACATGTTGGGTATCTTCAAAGACATCCTCAAGAGACAACCGGAAGTGAAGGCCACTGTCCAGGCGGCCTTCGACCACATTTTGGTTGACGAGTGTCAGGATCTTAATGAGACCCAGAATGAAATTATCATGATGATGTCCGAACACATCACTGATGGTTCTGATGGAAAGTCTCTTTGGATGGTAGGCGACGACAAGCAGTCGATTTACGCCTTCCGTGGAGCTCGTCCTGATCTGTTCACCGCCCTGGATGGTAAGGAAGGCTGGAAGACCCGATCCATTCGAACCAACTACCGCTGCCCCCCTGAGATTGTCGAGGCCGCCAACCTTCTCATTGCGAACAACGAGGACCAGATCCCCATGGAGGCCACCCCCAATCCAGCTCGGATTCGAGGGATGGCAAGCATGCGGGTAGAGCAGATGCAGGACTGTGAAGGTACGGCTATCTTGGCAGCCAACACCATCAAATCCGCTCTTGATGGGGACAGTTGCGAGATCTCTGACAATGCGGTCCTGTGCCGTACCAATGCCGAATTGAACATGTTCGAGACGGCGTTGCTGCTTCGAGGCATCCCGTACGCTCGCAAAGGAGCCAGCAGCTTCCTTGGGTCTCCAGAAACGGCGGCCTTCTTGGGCTACATCAAGATGGTTTCAGGGGGCACTGACTTTGAGGGGCAGCAGAAGGCTCTTCGATCTATTCTCAACACGCCGAATCGGTTCTTCGTAGCCCCTGATGCAGCCAAAGCTGCTGTAGACCAGGCGCTTAGAGAGTACGCTTCAATGGAAAGGATGCCTATCAAGAACGTGGACCCGATGGAAGCCTTGGGTGATGATCGGTTCCGGCGTTCTTTGGCACATGCCTTGACCAAGATTGACCGTCCTCGTAGCCGGCGAGAAGAGTTCAAGCTGGGCAAGACGGTCGAGAAGTTAGATGCTTTCTGGGAAGAGGTAGCGGATTTGAGAGAGACCGCTCAAGCCGAGGAGACCACAACTCACCAATTGTTCGACGCCGTTCTCAGTGTCTCAGGAATCGAGTTGGAGGTGGATCCTAACACGGGAAGGATCACGGGAGAGAAGCCGGTTACTTTCCGAGAAGCTGTTTCCAACAACTTGAAGGACCAGGGTGGGGAGGACGATGACGCAGGGGCTGAGGATGAAGACAGCTCCATGCAAGGGTTGGGGAACATTTCCTTCCTCTACGAGCTGGCCAAGCCTGATCCGAATGACCCTGCAGACAAGGCAGCCGATCCTCGAACTCCCTTTGGATTCCGAGCCAAGATGGAACGAATCAAGGAGCGGGCAAAGGAGCTTCGCTACGACATCACGGCTTGGGACAAGCAACAAGAGGCCAAGCCTCCTGAGGAGCGACAGCCGCCTCCTGGGGTGTACCTTGGGACCGTGCACTCCACGAAAGGTGCACAGTGGAAGAACACCTTTGTTCAGATGCCCGCTGGCAAGTTCCCTTTCCAGCCGCCTGTCAAGCCTGGGTCTGAGCCGCCTCCCCCAGAGGTGATCGAGAAGGAGATGCAGCAGGAGCGAAGGCTGGGCTATGTGGCGATCACTCGGGCTATCGACAACCTGACCATTCTCTGTCCAAACGAGGTCAACGGGAAGCCTGCAGGGGTCAGTCCTTTCGTATCCGAAGCAGGGCTACACCTTGGGGAAAACATCGGAGCAGAGCCCACCTCTCCTGAAGAAGAGCCTCCTGGAGAGCCTTCAAAGGAGGCTTCCGATGATTCGGGTTCGGATTGGGATGGTTACGAAGCTGACTACGAGAGGTCCTAGACATGGCTGCTCAGTACACTGAGATCACGTTGGAGGATATGGATCGCTTTTTTAAGCGAGCCTATCGAGCTTTGCGACCACGTCGAGACCTTGATCGTGGGGAGTATGTCTACACTCTCAAGCTCAGTAAGAACGTAGGTATTCGGGTCTACTCATCCATCACAAAGGAAGGAACGGGAGCTGGGGTAGGCAGTGATGCCATTCGAGTTGTCTTGTACGGGACTCGGGTTCGAAGACCTTTGGTCAAGGGAAAGGCGCCCATCGTCAAGCGCACCCAGGGATGGAGGAACAGCCTTCAAAAGCAGATTGAACAGGCCATCGAGACCTACGACGAGAAGGAAAGCTACTGGGAGGAACGAGCTGGGGGTCCGAGTCCTGAGGAGCGTGCAGAGTCTCGTCAGAAAGAAGGCAAGCCCACGCTTCGGATCGAGCCTCGACTGAAGGTCAAGCCTTTGATCATCTCTATCTTGGAGGAGGTTGGGGGCCCTGACGATGTCATCAGCATGTTCACTGACAACGAAAACGTGAACACAGTGGTTGTCCTTGCCAAGGAAAGCGCTTCTCCTTCGCTGTTGGCTCAGGACTTGAGCAAAGCGTTCTTTGCAAAGGGCATCAAGCCTACACAGACTAGGGGGAAGGTGGTCCTTCTCAACTACGATGACGTGGCTGGTTCAGACACAGCCCCGGCTCCGAAGTTGCCCCCCACCGACAAGCAGATCCGGTTCGCTCTCAAGCTGCTCAAGAAGGTCAGCGACGACAACTGGTACGACCATAGCTGGAACCAGAAGTACAAGATCCCTACGGTTCCCGACGAAGAACAACTGCGTGGGATGGAGCGGCGCCAGGTCAGTGCTCTCATTGACGACTTGCTGAAGAACGGGTTCGGCTACTACAGAAACGCTTCTACTTTGGATTTGGAATACCCTGAATACGACCAGTTGATGTAGACTCAGGGCATGCCGGACCTAGAGCTGCAGGTCGTCGTAAACGAAGATCTTCCGTACGAGTTGGAGTCCGGGGTCGCTTTTGGGGACTTCGAGGTTCGTGAGGGGATTGTTTACGATGGGGGCCCAGAGAACCTGTTCCATCTCTATCGAAATCTCCTCATGGGGCGCCCTCATGCCCTGACCTTGTACACTCGGAGAATTCCGTGGGTGTCGAGTCTGGTTGCCATTGCCCTGTTTCTGAGAAGGGATTTGGCGGTGCATCCCAAGATGGCACAATTTGTGGTGTCGGCCGATCTAGCTAGTAATTACGGGGCGGCTGGCTTGGCTCATGTAGAGCCCGATGTGTGTTCCTTCTTGAGACTCCTGAGGGACTACGTGGTGGACCAAAAGCTCGGGAAACCAGAGTTGGGCCGGAGACTTTATCAAGCGGTCGAGTGGATCGGGGAGTACATTTTGGAAGACTGTCTTCCGAACCTTCGGCCTGACCCAGAACCTCCTCAGGTATTGGATGTGGGCACAGATGGGTTCGTAACGGCGCTGTCTTCCAGGCCGGAAATCACCCAGGATGATTGGATCCCTCTCTATCGGCAAGGTTTCTTGCGTGGGGTACTCTTCACTCCTCCCGAGAATGACTTCAGAGGGTACCTAGCTTCCCGCAAGAGCTCTTGGCTGACCTTCGACCTGCCCAAGGCCGCCGTTTGGCTAAACGAGGCTGAGAAGGCTCTGAGGGGCTCGGCCGGTCCGCTGTGGGAAGCGGATGGGGATTGGCTTTGGGGCCCGGAGCCTGGGACACTCCTTCCTCCGTCCTCTGTTTTGGATGTTCTGACCAGGGTCTAGCGATAGAGTTTTCGTGCCCATGTCTTTGTAGGCATGCCTGCACGAGTTTTAGTCACCCTCGGAACGGATGGGATCACCAACTGGGTTCAGGCCCCAAACGGTCGAAAACTGAGTTTGGGGACCATTGCTCCTGTCAAGTTCGTAGTGGAATTGGCCTCCAACGCTAGGGCGGCTCGGCAGGCTCTGGATGGCTTTGTTCGGGATGGGGAGGGGATGCTGAGTGTGGATCTTCAGGGGATGCTGGATTTGCTCACACCTAGACGCACTCGATGGGCCACGGATGCTTTTATTCCCTCTGATCTACAACAGATGGAGAAGTCTAGCCTGGACCTACAGTGGGTCGATTTGTTCCTCTCAAAGGCAGAGGGACAGGTGCAGAAGTTGTCTTCGGAACCCGGAGACCCTTCTGAACTGGAGACCCTCAACAAGTCTGTTCAAGCTCTTTGCCATCCAGAGCAGGTTTCCTTTGAGGGAAGGCTGACTGCCATCGAAGCGTGTCTTGAGAAGGTTCCTCTGTCGGAGGAGGGGGTAGCTACCTTGAGATACTTGGTAGCGAGTCTCCAAACTCCGAAGGCCGCCGTTGAGTTGGCCGAAAGCGTTCTAGCTGAGGTTCGAGAGACGAATGCTCGGATTGATTCCCTGGTCGAGCAAGGAAAGCGTTTCAGTTCGGTCAAAGCCAAAACTGAACTGGCCAAGGTGGTCAATGCTGTGGCCGGCATTGCTACTCATGATGTGACGGTTCCAGAAGTTCGAGAGAAGCTGAACGCAACGGCCTGTCGAGCGGACGAGTTGCACCGTCTCTTTTTCAGCAAGAGTGCAGCTCTTCGTCCGGGAGCAGCCACTCAACTTGAGTCAGCTCTCAACAAACTCCTTCGAAAGTTCCGTGGTGTGAAGGTGTCCTTGGATTTTCGTACCCGAGGCAAGAAGCAGGAGCCTTACATCACAGTTGCTATGCCGAGCCGAGATTGGTTTGAGAACACCTTGGCTCGTGACTTGGACGCTTTGGGGGACTTCAATTCTCTAGTCGGCTCCTATGGGGCTGAGTACAAGCTGACCGGACAAGAGATCATCATCCAATGAGGATTTGAACCCGCCAGGGAGGACCTACCGTGCCTACTGCAACCAATTCCAACAGCAACGCAAACTACATCTACCGGATGGGCACGAGCCCCAACACCCGAGCGGCCGTTTCACAAAAAAACAAGGTATACGGGTACATGGAGGGAGCTCAGCGCTTCCAACAGATCGGTGTTGTTTCCGAGTTCGGGCATGATGAGTCCCGGGCCATCGAGCCTATCCGTGGGGTAGGTTATGGTGATCAGGTTGCCGAGCTCATTCCGGGTGTAACGGAGCCAATGACCTTGACTGTCAACAAGACTATGCTTTACGCCGTGAACATCTTCCAGGCACTCGGCTACAAGGGTGGGGTTCGAGGACTAGTTCGAAGCCTCAAGCACCACCGGTGGCCGTTCGACATCCGTCAAGAACTGGTTTTCAGTGAGATCGCTTCGGCTTGGGACACCTCTGAGTATCAAGAGAAAGCTTTGACTCAGACAGGGGCTGTTCCGACACCTGCGTCTGTGATCAAGGCTCTGTTCACCTTCTACGAGGGTTGCTGGATGAACAGCTACTCGGCTTCCTACACATCGGATGCCTCGATCGTAGCGGAGAACTCCAGCGTCACCGTGACCGACGTTCTTGATGGCAAGAGCACCTACGGTGAGTACATCGACAGCGGTCTGGCTCCAGTGTCTGAGAATGGTTCGGCAGGTGTTGGCTACTCCATCCGGTTCTCTGGAGGAGGCGCCGCGACACCGGCTCCTGCCGTCTAGTACGGTTGGACGACGATGAAGATGAGAATGCAGCAAGTACAATTGCGCCCTAGGCAGATGTAGACTTCCGCCTTCATCGCCGTCCTCAGATAAAGAAGAGGATGAGGATGGCAACACTCAAGGCGACAAAGCTCCAAGCAGCTATACGCAAGGCAAAGAAGGTTGGTCTGGTTGAGGAGTTCGTAACCATTACGGGCTGCCCGATAACGCTAACCAACCTTCAGCCTGAGCAGTTTGAGCAGATCGTAGATGAATGCGAAGAACTGGAGGATGTGGCCTACTACCACGCCTACCAGATCGGGCACATTTCTCGCAGTCTGGTTGAGGTCAACGGAATCGACCTAAGAGATGTTGACTTCGTAGAAGTTGAGGTCCAAGAGCCTGATGATTCGGGGCAGTTGGTACCCAAGACGGTCCAGATCGAGCGTCACGAATGGGTCAAGAAAGAGATCCTTTCGACATGGGGGAGAGAAGCCCTTGCTATAGCTTGGCGCAAGTTCATGGATGTCCTCCACAAGGCCGAGTTAGCGTCTAAGGAGGGGGTTACTTTCGACCTGGCTCAAGAAACTCCAGAGGAGAAGTATCGCCGTCTGTTGGACGAGGCCAGGGAAATTGAGGAGAACCTGCCTCCGGATCTGGTTCCACGCATTCTGGAGGAGAAAGGCTACCTGCTCAAGGCTTCTAAAGAGGAGTTGGAAGCCGCTGGAGAGAGGATAGATCGCCTAGCTCAGGAGCAAGAGGAGGGCCCCCCTTCTTCGGAACCTCCGCCACCTTCTCCTGAGCCTCCAGTACCCCCTCCAGTACCCCCTCCAGTGGCTTTGGCGTCTCCTACTCAGGGTTCCCCTCAGGAGGTTCCAAAACAGCCCCCAGACGCTCCTGAGGGCCCTAGTCAGGACGTTAAGCAGAGAATGTCTAGTCGGACTCCTTTGAATCGCCAAGGAGTGCAGGCTCCGGTACCGGTTCAGAGGCGTGTGGTTTCGGCTCAACAGCCAGTTCCAGTGCCTCCCAATATTGCAGCCGCTGCTATGAGTGCGTCGGACAAGGCGGAAATAGAGAGGAAGGCGTTAGAGGAGTTGGACCCTAGTTTAGCTCAGGCAGATCCTTCTCAGTCTGTCAAACGACCTTCTGCAGGGGAGATTGCGGAACTTCGAAAACAAGGGACTTTGGATGCTCGGGCTCTCGTAGGCATCACGGACACCCCTCCTCCTGCTGGGATAAACCCTAGGTACCGAAAGCCGCCTGGACTGTGATCGTATGAGCTACGAGGAAGACCAGGCCAAACTCAAGCGAGAGTTGGAAGGGGCGCCCGAGGATCCGGATGACGCTTCTTTCATTCCTCCTGAGCCTGAGGTTAACCCGGAAGTATACAAGGATGTGGAGCCCTTGCTCTTTCGAGGGTTTCTATACCAAGCAGCAGAGATCAATGGGGTCCCTTTCGTTTTCAAGTCTCTCAACCAGCATGAGTTCGATGCTTTGAATTTAGGGGGAGTTCCCTCTGGTAACCACAAGCTGGTTCAGAGGTACTACGACCGGTTTCTTTCTTACGGGGTCTTCAAGATCGATGACCAGAACGTGCTGGTAGATCGGGAAGAGAGTCTGCCTGAACTGGTTGGCTTCTTTAAGAGCCTTTCGGGCGAGGCCAAGCAAAAGGTAGTGCGTTACCTGAGTGAATTGAATCGTAGGGCCAGTCGAGCTGTCTTGTTGTCTGAGGTCTTTGCTATGGAAAGCACCTCCAGGCATCGATGGTCTCAGTATCAGGGGATGGATCTAACTTCTCCAGCTGTCACGGGGATTCGAGGCACTGAGTACCTGGGACTCAATTGGGGACAGTTGGCTTGGCGGGCGTTCAACTACTTCGAGGACATGAAGGTCCAAATGGAGGTGGACTGGGAAAACACGAAATTCGTAGCCAGCTCAATGGCCGGGAAGGGCATGAACAGGATTCACTCCCAGGATAAGACTCGGCGCAAGAGCGAAATGATGGAGAGGCGTGAACGAAAGGACAAGATCCTTCGTTTGGCCGTCTTAGGTGAGCCATTTGAGGATAGCAAGAAGGACAGTGCTCAACTCAAGGTAGCTCGAACGGTTGAAGAGTTGACGGACCAATTGGAAAAAGATCTTAAGGGTGAGAAAGACTGGCACGACATGGTGATTGCTGACCATGAACGGCGGCTCAAAGAAGAGTACGAGGCCAAGTCCCAACGTCTGAAGGATCTGGCAGCTGCTCATCTGGCTGAGTATGGGGAGAGCCGCCTAGCAGGCTCTACGGATCGTCAAGGGTTGTCTAAGGCCCAAGTGGAAGAACGTGTTCAGCGACGACGTCAACTCATGGCTCAGCGATTGGCTCAGGGAATCGTCTACCCGGAGCTTCAAGACCCTAAGATGGCCAACCACATCGAGAAGTGGCAGAGCGCTGTTCCTCTGATTAGGACCAGTCGGGATCCGAGCATTGCTACTCCTGCTGTTACCCGTTCTCGTCCTGTGTCTCAGCCCTTCAACCTTAAGAGGTAGTTGTGCCTACTCCTGAAGAAGTCCTGACTATTGGGTTGGACCTGGATATTACAGGGGCTCTCAAGGATCTGGCAGCCTTTCAACGGAAGATGTCTGCTCAGATGGGGGCGGTGACGGATACCGTAGACAAGCTGAGCAAGGCCAACGAAAGGATGGCTAAGAAGGCTGCCAAAGGGACCAGAGAGTGGGAAGAGTCCGTCGAAGATCTAGAAGAGTCGGTGGACAAGCTGGAGAAGGTACTGGCGAATCTGGAGCGTCGAGCCAAGAAGGCTAGTGGAGAAGAGAAAAGACGTCTTGAGCAAGAGATCGCTACTCTTCGACGGGTAGCGGAAGAGAAAAAGAAGGGAGAGAAGAAGGAGAAAGGAAAGAGAGGGGTAGGGGAGGCTGAAGCAGCTGCGAAAGGTGCTGTAGCTGGAGCTCTTGCTGGCTTGGCTGGTAGAGAGGCTAAGGACATTGGGAGGGATATCTTTGGAGGTATGAGAGGGGGCATGCAGTCCTTGTTCCAGAAGGACCTAAAGGGCTCTATCGCTGGAGGGGGAAAGCTTCTTAGCGGCATCATGGAGGGAACCTTCAAGGTTGGTGGCGGGCTCTTCAAGCGAGGTGGGAAAGTATTTGGAGACCAGGCCGGAAGTTTCCTGATGCGCAAATCTCAGCAGCAGATGGCTAAGGGAGGGATGAAGGGCAAGATGGCGGGGGGTGGCCTGGCGGGCGTAGGAGCCGCCTTGAAGGGATTGGGGGGTATGTTCAAAGCAGTGGGTCCTCTGCTCAACACTCTTAGCAAGATCGGACCCTTGGTGGGAATGCTGTCTTCAGCCTTAATGGGGGTAGTGCAGCTTTTTCTTGATCTGGATTCAAGAGCCAAAGACTTCAATCGATCCATCCTCCAAACGGCAGGCAATGCCGAGTTTCTGGCCAACAACTTCTACGATGCGGAGTTGGCTGCCGGGGATATGGAAGATACCCTGAAAGGGGTGAGAGACGCTGCCTACAGTCTCAAGAACATTGATTGGGGGATGACTGCGGATGATCACAAGGCGGTCTACAACACTCTCAACCAAGAGGGTGTGGCTTTTGCAGACATTCGTAAATGGGCCGAAGCCTCCAAGAAGTCTGTCGAGGACTTCTCTTTCGAGCTAGTGAAGGTCAATGTAGCAGTTTCTAGAAATCTTGGAGTACCTCTCCAAGAGATCAACCAGATGCAAGCTGAGATGATAACAGAGCTAGGTTCTAGCTTGGATGAGACCAAGCTGGCTTTTGCTCAAATGACTCGGGCGGCTACAGAGTCTGGGATTGCTGGCAACAAGTTCTTTGCCATGATTCGAGGGGTGAGTCAGGACTTAGCTCTCTACAACACTAGAATGGGTTCGGCTTCGAAGCTTCTCAAAGAAGTGGCCAAGGCCATGAACCCTCGGGCGGCTCAGCAGTTCATGCAGTTTGCTGCGCAAGGGCTCAAATCGATGGATCAAGACGCCCGTATGCGTCTCAATTTGTTGACGGGGGGTAAGGGCAAAGGCATCGTCACAAAGGACTTGGAACGTAAGGGCAGGCTTTTGGTTCGAGACATCCGAGCGTCTTTCGTACAAGGCTCAAAGGCTTTGGCTGATACTTGGAGTGAGGACAAGATCAAGACGGCTTTGGAAGCTGGTGGTCTTGAACGGGCTAAGCTCCTACGTGATGTGGGAGGTATGAGAGGGGGAGGAGCTCTGGTCGGGGCTGCTGAGGAAATGAAAATCGATAAGTCAGCCGTCAAGAAGGGACAGTGGGGGGTTGCCGCTGCTATGAGAAATGTGTCTGCAGGGGGCAAGTTGGATTTGTTGCGTTCTGCTCTTTTGAAGTTCAGCGGAGCTAAGACGCTTGCAGGAGGTATTGGTGATATTGGTGTGGACAAAATGGCTCAGCTGTTAGGCATCTCTGAGGAGGAGCTCAGAGCTCAAGCCAAGTTTGAAAGCCACATGATAAGGCAGAATGAACTTCTTAAAGCCGATCTAGATTCTTCGGATGAGAAGGTGAGAGAGGATGCTAAACAACGTCTCAAGGCGGCTGGTATTACTGAAGAGCAGCTTAGAAGCAATCAAGTATCCGCAAGCGCTTTGATGGAAACCATTTCCGACAAAGAGCGGAAGCAGATTAAAGAAGACGCTGAGACTCAGCACGACACTTCGAAGCGGCAGGCAGACATGCAGACGAGCATGCTTCAGAAGTTCGAGATACTCGTCAACTTCCTCATGAACCAGCTCTACAACGTGCTTCTAGACATCTGGGAAGCCGTTGAATCCATCATGGATCCGTTGGGTTCAGAGAAGGAGAAACGTAAGGCTAAGCGAGCTATCTTGGAGACCAAAGATCCTGAGATGATCAAGGCTATGCGGGACATGGGGGATAATCTGGATGCTTATGCTTTGAGGGGGAAGGCTTCAGATGTGTATGGTAAGGCTTTGACGGAGAAGGTTCAAACAGATGAGGGTCGATCGCAGGTATTGAAGGTTGCCCAGGAGCAGTTGACTCACGAAGACATCATGGCTGCCGGAGCAATGGGAGGTGTCTCCAAGGCCAAGATGGATAAGCTGAGGTCCAAGCTGTACAAGAAGGTAACAGCAACAGAGGCAGGTATGGCTCCTGCTGTTTCTGTTGGGGGCCCAGGCACTATGGCCCCTGCAATGGCAATGGCAGGGGCTACCAAAGTTACGGTACCTATCGAAGGGGTGGACTTTGGTCAGGCTATGCGAGATGCTGGTTTCAGCCCCGATGAGATTTCCCATCTTTTGGAAAAGGGAATCTGGGCTGCCGCTCCTTCTCGGGCAGTTTCCTTTGCTACCCGAGTAGGCAAGCCTGAGGCCAAGGAAGAAGCCAAGGTACAAGCTGAAGAGCAAGCCAAGGCACAGCAGCCTTCCGCTCAGCAGCAGGCTTCGGCAAAGACGGCGGCCCCTCCTGGAGCTCCAGCGGCAGCGGTAGGTGAGCCTGCAGCGGCCACTCCCCAACTAGCAGGAGGTTTGAAAGGGGGCTTGGCAGCCGCTGTGGAGGCTGCCAGGGCGAAGATTCGACCCGGTGGGTCTGGGGGTACTCTGGAAGGCAAGGCTGAGGAGGTACCCGCTACGGCTAAGGGTCAAGGTCAGCTGCATGAAGACATGAGCCGGATGGAGAAACGTCTCTCTACAAAGGGCATCCGGTACGACAAGTCCTTCCTGACCGGAGACTATGGTTCTGAGATCGAGAAGAGAGTTCTCGATGCGATGCGTGTGGCCCTTGTGGAATTCGCTATCTACAAGGACGCTGACAAGGAAGCCTTGGTTAGGTCTCTAGGAAAGGCTGATCCTAAGACCTTCGGAAAGGACCTTCTACAAGCAGCCCAGACAACCAAGAATCCTGCTGATTTCGCTAAATCTCTCACTACGGGAACTATGGGGGAGGGTACGCCTACACAGACCGGGGGGTATGTTGTGGGACGGAACCCGGATGGCACAGCTCGTGTTCTTCGTCCACCGGCAGGCGAGTCTCCGGCATTTGTGGGTCCCGGAGAAAGTATCATGTCCAAAGGGGCTATGGCAGCCATGGCTGGAGGGGGTCGAGGTGGGTTGCCTCCTATTCAGGTCAGCGTCAATGGTGTAGGGGGTCGGGAACTAGCTCGGATCATCGAAGCCAAGGTGGCGGATGGTGTGTACGAGTACAAGCGCAGGGAAGGGTTCTCTTGATAGATGGTTCGCATTCCGTCTCCCAACGATATGACTCCCTTCGCTCCGGCGGGCGGAGAAGTTCCGTCTGCGGATACGGGATACGTACACCCTGCTGAAATCCGTCGGGGACTCATCCCGATGGCTTTCCAAATCACGAGTCCCTTTGACCGGAGACGAGTACTGCTCCCTCATGCGTTGGTGCTTCACGTCAACCCTTTGAGCATTCAAGAGTCCTATGTTCAAAAGGTAGAGCGCTTTCAGACCCGAGGTGGTTGGCAAGAGCAACATTGGGGTTCGGATTTGTCCGAGATCAGTGCTGACTCTACCACCGGGGCTTTCATGAACATCTACACGGGGCTCACCTCAGTGCTTCGGCAGCGGACGATAGCTTGGGACCGGTATCGAGATCTTGTAGAGCTGTTCTACAACAACGGCAGTGTTTACGATCCTTTCGGCAACATTGTGCTGCAGGGAGGGGTGATGCTCATCTACGATCGGGGGACCTACATGGGAACCTTCCGGTCCCTAGAGACTCAAGAAACAGATGACGCGCCTTTTTCCTTCAAGGTCAATTGGAGCTTCAAGGTAGAGGAGACTATCTTGCTTGTTCCCTCTACCATGAGGAGCCCTAACATTCGACTTCCGACGTTTCAGAACCAGAACACTTTACCTGCTTCGAACGGCTCAACGGTCACCGGGTCCGCCCGAGCATTGACGGCTGAGGAAGCCAATGAATTTGGAGTGTGAGGATGGCAACAAACGTACCAGATCCTTCTCCAGTTCAAGGAGATGTTGACCCCCAAGCTAGCAACAACGGAGCTACGGAGAGTCGTTCTCCGGTGTCTTCCAACGAACGTTTGTTGCGACAGATCGAAGCTAGTGCTGACTTCTACGACCCTCGAAAGTACGAATCTCTTCTAACCTACTACAACGATCTCGACCTCCAACCTGAGGGAGGACTCTCTATGGACTACATCGGGTTGACGGCTTCCAAGCCTAACCCGAAAATGTTCGTGGTAGGTATACTTCCTCCGACAATGAACATCACGGGTAGGTTGCTTGACAGGTCCTCCAGTGCTGCTGCCATCACCGACCCTCTTCCGGTGAGAGCTTACGATCAGGGCAACCCTCGCCTGGTTTTGCAAGATGGTCAGTTGGTAGAAGACACGTCTGGAGATGCCACTGCTGGAGGAGGTAGTGATACTGAAGGTTCTCAAAAGTGGGGAGCTAACGCTAGAAACCTTCCTCGGTACTTCTGGGTTGAGTGGGTTACCATGTGTAGGGACAGGTTGGGGATCGACCCTGTCGAGTTAGCGGCTGTCTGCTACAACGAAAGTGGGTTCAACCCTGGAGCTGTCAATTCTGGTTCCAATGCCAAAGGCTTGTTTCAGTTCATGCCTGGGGTTGCTGATGACTACATGACAGACGAGCAGTTCGAGGATTTTGAAAACCTCTCTGCTAGCGAACAACTTCCTTACTTTGAGCAGTTCTTGGCGAAAGGGAAGTTCCTTTGGAGGGGGCGTAAGCCTGGAGCTAGTGGGGCCGGCTCTCAGAGAGTTGGGGCCTATCAACATGTGTTTGGTGGGCAGCAGAGCCTGAACATGTACGGGGAGTGGTACATTAGTGCTGAAGCCCAACAGAGGAATTTGGCTGCCGTTCAGGCTAAGGTTGACCAACTAGAAGCTCAAGCAGCGGCAGCAACAGACCCTGCAGATCGTGACCATTATCTGGCCGAAGCTATTCGAACTCGCAGGTTGTTGCAGAAAGGTTATCCCGGGGGTCGCCAAGGTTGGCTGAATGATCGGGCGTATCGCCAGAACCGAGGGTTTGACAAGAATGGTGACGAAGCCATTACCTCTAGCGATATCTGGGCATCCATCGCCAGCAAGCCTCCTATGTGGATTCAACAGATCATCCGTGAGGTAGAAGCTTCTGGGGAAAAGGCTGAGTACGAAGGTTCCTTGGGAACTCAGTTGCGTCCCATGTGGGTGGAGGATGGGAGCCCTGAAGCTGACTTGGTGAGGAAGCTACTTAGCCAGGTAGGGCAAACGGGGTACAACGCTACTCCGAACGGTATCAAGTTCTTGGAAAAACAGAAGGCCATGATTGCCCAGGCTCAGATGAAGCTGGACAACATGCGCAACACGCCCCCTCTCAAGATGCGGGTCAATCCGGCCAGCTTCACAGTCAAAGGGGAGAAGATCGTTTCGGACGGCAATTGGAGCCGCAACGGACCTATCATCGAGCATTGGGGAGACGCCCAGGACAAGATCTCGGGATCTGGGAAAGTGGCTGGCTTCTACTCCATGTACCGTAACGATGCTCGAATGCCCGGGTTGACCCGGACTGCCAAATTCTTCTCCGAATCCTTTCAGAACTTCTTGTCTCTGTTCCTGATCTACCGGAACAACGGCGGCCTTTTCCTGCAAGACCAGCAAGGAGAGGACGTCCGGCAGAACTTGTCGGTAGTAGGCACAATCTACATCTACTATGACAACACTTTGTACCTAGGGAGCTTTGACAACTTCAACATCACTGAGGATGCCACCGCTCCCCACACCTTGGAGTACAGTTTTGAGTTCACAGTGAGAGCGGCGTTCTTGCTTGATCGTCCCAATGAACAAAGCTTCACGTACGGAGCTCCTAATCTGTTCCCTTCTGAAAAAGCCCCCCTTCTTCAAGCCACGTCAGGCTCTGGAGTTCTAGGGGGTCGGTAAGCAATGGCACGCAGTCCCTACCAAGGCACTTGGCAACAAGGCATTCGTCCTACGATAGTGACGGCGCCTGATGCCCTTGTGTTCATCAACGGGGAGATCGACGTTCTGGGGTGCTCTCAGTGTCAACGCCGCTTCGACATCCAGAAGTACATCACTAGTATTCAAGTGGACCTGAACGTCGATAGTCCGCCTGGTTCGGCTAGCATCAATCTGAGCATCCCCCGGCATACGATAGACGATTTCTACTTCGAAGGGGTCCCTCTCATCTCTCCGATGATGGAGGTAGAGATCTATGCCAAGGGCTATTTCACTCTAGAGGGCCTACCGCAGTACTACCCCATCTTTTGGGGGCTCACGACGGAAATCAGTGACCAGTATGCTGGAGGGGAACACACTGTCAGCATCAACTGCTCAGACATCCTGAAGTGGTGGGAACTGTGCAAGATGAACATCAACCCATCCTTCACAGGAGGGCAGTTCAAGGGGCTCGCTTTCGGCAACATCTTCCACGGCATGAACCCCTATGATGTCATCTGGACACTAGCTCAACAGTCGTTCGGAGATGTGGTTGTGGGCACCGGTTCTCTCACATCCTTCTTCAAGGAGAACTCCCAGAAGCAGACCTTCCAGTACGCTCTTCGGGACATCATGCAGTACTGGAACGAAAGGTTCACGCGCATTCGTTCCAACATGATGCTGTACGGGACGGAGGGTGCTTCTGTCCGAGGGGATTATCTGTACGCCCGGTACAAGGCTTGGCGAGCGGGTATCGGAACGTCGAAGAAAGACGCTGTCAACCAACCTTTCGCCTCTGCTGTAGTTAGAGAAGCCAACGGAGGGGCCTTAGGAAGTCAGATGATCTTCGATCCCACCTCTTCTTCGGTGGTGGCTTTTCGCACTCAGATGATGGAGGCTGGTCAGGTCAACTTCTGGCAATCGGAGTATCAAACCAAGCTGGAGTTGGCTAATGCTGCCAAAGAAGCAATCGGCTACGAGTTCTTCATGGATGTGACGGGGGACATTGTATTCAAGCCTCCCTTCTACAACCTGGATGTGCTGAGCAACAAGCCAGTATCTTGGATTCAGAATATTGACATCATCAACTGGGACTTCTCGGAGTCTGAAGCGGAAGTAGTCACCCAGCTGTCAATTCAAGGCAACTACACGGGTGGTGTGGATTGGGGTATGGGAGAGGAGACCACTCCTTTCACCTCAGTCACAGACTATCATCTACTCCGTAAATACGGATGGCGTACCCAGACTTTCAACTCAGAGTTCATGGCTTCCCCCAAGCTCATGTTCTACATGGGTCTGGACCTCATGGATCGTTACAACGCTCGTCGGCACCGATCCACGGTCAACATTCCTTTGCGCCCCGAGCTCCGACTTGGTTTTCCTGTCTACGTCGCTCCCAAGGATCAGATGTGGTACGTCCAGGGGATCAGCCACAACATCCAGTTTGGGGGACAAGCCCAAACTACTCTGACCTTGAGTGCTCGTCGCCAAAAGTTCGTAGCGCCTCAAGGGATTGGAACCATTCGTCTCACAAACTATGAAGGCCCACCGCCTTCTGAAGCACCTGCTACCCAGCTTCAAGACAGCAACCCGAAGCCTTCTGTTCGTCAGCTACGAGCCGGGGGCGCTTTCAAGCTCACCATTGGGGAAGCTGCTTTGATTCCTCCGGTGAAAGCTCAGGATACTGGCAACTCTTTCAATCCCTACGCGCCTTTGATCTTGAGGCATCCCAAAACAGGGAGGATCGTGGGTTACCCTAATGTGGTGATGACCTACACCCGGCCCTTTGCTTCTGAGTTGTTCAGTGAAGAGCAACTGGCTCGGGCAGAAGGTCGGAAGCCTAGTCCTAGAGACAATCCCTATCTCAAAGACTACGATGAGGTCACAGCTAAGAATCTGGCGGATACCGAACGGGCCATGATCACTCAGACCACTGAGGATCGGATTCGAGACAAACATCTTTCGAACCGTTACTCCTATGGTCTCAATTCGGCAGGGGTGTACACGTACGCTCACGATGTTTCGAAGGTCTTGGAAGAGATTTTGCTCATCCCGAAGTCCAAGATCACGGTTGAGACTCTGGAAGAGGACGAGGCCACGGCTTCGGTTCTTGGCAAGCAGCGAGGCTCTGCCATGATTCGTCCGGTCTCTGATTCCAGAGGCTTCGAGGTCATCGGACACTACAAGTACGGCCGAGGTATCTCTCTGAGAGATGGCTCTTTGGTTTTGTCTGGGACGAACAACACCAACCAGCAAGCCAATGTAGATCTCCAGTTGGCTCTGAGTGGGGGTTTGTACGAGACTCTTAAGGCTCAATCCCAAGGACTCACAGGATTCGTCAACACCTATCCCAACCCTTCTGATGCTGTAGCTCGCCTGGCTCCTGAAGAGCTCCAGACGGCCGCTGTGGTCAACCCGGACACGAAGGAGCCTGAATTTGTGGAGGTGGGTAAGAACTTCGTGGACGCAGCTCCACTGGGTTCTGCAGCCAATGAGGGGGTTCCTGTTAGTGTGGAGGCAGGGCAGCTTTCCAGGGCTTTGACCTTGGCAGAAATGCGGGTTCGTGAAGACAGTATCGAGGCAACAGCCAACTGCAACTGTTTGTCTGGGAGGGCCGACTTGTCTTTCATCAACGTGGGTTACCAGGTCAAGGTTTTGTCAGGGGGAAATGCTCAGGGAGATCTGTCTCAGCTACCAGGAGATCAAGGACTGGTTTCTTTTGGAGCGGGTCTTGACGAGGAAGGCCAGCAACGAAGAGAAGAGGCTCATACGGCTTACGAGGCAGCCTTGGAGCAAGCTCGGATCGAGGCTCAAGAAGTTTGGGACGAGACTTTTGCCAAGGAGATGCCAGACGCTTATGTCAGGCGTCAGGAAGAGCGCTGGAGACAGGACCAAATCACTCGGGAACAGTTAGAGCAGGTCTACGCCAACAACACGAATTACAATATCGATGAGCCTTCTTCTTCAGTAGCTAAGCGAGAGACTGCTGCTAAAGCCAAAGCAGATGCTGCTGCTCAAGAAACCCGAGAGCGTTTAGAAGGGGAGGCCCTGGCGGCTTACCAAGAGGCTCTTGGTACAGAGGGTATAGACGGGACTATAGCGGAACAGGCGTTGTACGACTCCTATCAAGAAGATGGGGGCCCTATAGACCTGCGTGGGGCAGCTTTAGGACAGCAGCAGCTGAACCAGGTTGAGCAGTTCCTAGTCACTCTCTACGAGGCTCTTGACGCTCCTCACCAGCAGTATGAGAAAGCTCTTCGGGGTGAGTTACTGGATGTTCCCAACAAGACTGCGAATGAGATTCGCTTTGACAACCCTGCTGATACGGGTCTCAGTCCGTTGGAGCCTCCCTACTCTCAACCAAACCGGGCCCTGGGGGGTGATCCAATAGCTTTGGCGAACCAGATCAGTAGCAACGCTGATCAAGTAGCTGAGTCCTGGAGTACCTTTGGGACTCGTCTGCAAGAGAATGCCCAACGATCTCAGATTGAAGCAGAGATCTCCAGGGACACTCAGCGTCTCAATGGCCTTAGGGAAGAGCAGGAGCGTCTGCAAAGAGCTCAAACAGCTGGAGGGGTTCGGTATACTGGGATCCCTCTTGAAGACCTTCCGTCTCGAAGAGCTGAGGTGGATGACCAGATCGTACGTACTGAGCAGAATATCGCTCGAAATCAGGCTCGAATCACCGAGCTGAACAACAGCAACCCGTAGTCATGCCTGTAAACCGCACTGTTCCCAGAAGGCCCATAGGCACTGTTCCAAAGAAAGACTTTGCTGACGGTCCTCAGAACTTCATTGGTACCAAGATTGGTCTGATCACCCGAGTGGATGAGGTCAACATGAAGGCCGATGTGAAGATTCTGACAGGTGCAGGTTTTCGCTATGAGCTGGATCTGACCCAATCGATGGCGGGCCCTCGTAGTTTCTGGGGCGGGATCCCTGAAGTCAATTCTTTGGTCATCTTGGGGTATCGTCGAGTCCACAAGAACCTTCAAGAGGCTGTAATTCTCACCTACCTGCCGACAGGTACCAAGAGCGGTCTTCGTTTCGATCCCTTCTCTCAGTACGATCCGAACAACGTTGATCCTGACGAACTAGAACTGGTTGAGCAACTCTTGGGGAAGGCCGTCAGGTACAAGCGACTCATGATGAAGCCGGGGGACGTGGGAGGCATGTCCTCGTCGGGGTCAGAGCTGGTGCTGTCCAAAGACGTGTCCTTCTGCAACCGAGCCGGAGATTTCGTTGAGCTAAGGGATTCAGAACGAACTTTAGTAGCACAGTCGGTCCACAGGATTGAAGCAGAGTCAGGTGTCCGCAGAGTCTCTGGGCCTATCCGTCGTAGTGCTTTCTACTTACCCGAAGACATCTTCGATGCTGATGGGAAGCTCAAGAGCGCTAGTGCAACGGCAGTCAAAGATCGCTACTACGGGCAGGATGAGCTGGAGAAGATGGGCCCTGGGCTACAGGCTGGGGAGCCCCCCAAGTACGCCAACTCTGACGGAACGGTTTCTGAGATCTTCAATGACTTCACCAACTATCCCCCCACTACCTATTCAAACGGCCGAAAGGTTCACTACGTCCCCACCTCTCCAGGGCAAGGGATAGACGACATTGGCGCAACGGCTGATGCCTTTGTGGAACATCGAATGGAGATGAGTCAGACCTCTGACTTGTCTCAGGAGGTACTAGAGGAGATAGACGGGTTCCGTTTGGATCAACGGCTTCCCTACATCGAGCAAGTTCTGGGTACCGTGGTGGGCAACGACATGCTCACCTCTTTGGGGATGCGTCAGTACGCCGACATTCTCAAACCACGTATCTTTGACGAGTTCAACAGCATCCAGAGGGGTCGGTTCCGTTTGGAACGGTGCTTAAGGTCTCCTACCAATGATCTCGAAGCCTATACGAAGGCCGGGGCTTACCTGTTCCGGCTTCGAATTCCTCGGGGTCGTGGGACAGAGTACTTTGCAGCGGCGGTATCGAAGCAAGGAAAGCTCTTTCTCAACGTTCCGGCCCCAGCCACTGAGGACTATGCCTCGGGGGTGAAGAACGTCTCGGCCGAGATCAACATGGGAGGGGCTCTCAAGGCTCATTTTGGGGCAGCCCGTCCTGATGGTGTTTCCATTCACGCCACTATGGATGGGGGCATCAAAGCAGTTATTGGACATGACTCCAGGGGCCGAGCTCTAGACATAACCTATCGGTCTTCTGTCAAGAGCACTTACGAGGCCAATAACCCTGACGACAACGGGGTAGCCTACGAGATGCTTTGCAAAGGGGCTCGCCGTACGAACGTCACAGGTACCGACCAAGACTTCGTGGGAGCTCGTCAGTCGGTAGTAGATGGTGGGGACAAGCTTCAGTGTGATCGTAGAATGGTCAATGCCCATTCCGGTTACACTCTCAATGCGGGAGAGATGAACACTCTCATCGCCGGCAAGTCTCAGTACAACTACGCCCTTCAGGTATTGGAGAACATCATTGCGGGGGGCCGGATCTCGACCATCTTGGCGGGTGGCTTGGTTCAAAACGTGGCCGCCGGAGGGATGTCCTACAACGTTGGGGCCGGGGGCATCACGATGACGGTTCAGGCTGGAGGCATCGTGGGGAATGTCACGGCTGGAGGGGTGTCTTTTACTACCGCTGCTGGAGCTGTGAATCTTGCAACTGCCAGTGGGGCGGTGTCTATTGGAGCAGGGGCAGGGGCCATCTCTTTGACAGCTAGCTTGGCTCTCAACTTGACTGGAGCTCTCATCGTGGCCTCGGCTGCCCAGGTGAAGCTCGGGGCTCCTATCGCCGTTCTAGGAGTCTGCAGAGGTACTCCTACGATGCCCCCAAACATGCCTACACTGGATCCAATCACGAACATCCCTCTCCAAGGTAGCGTGCAAGTCTGGTCCACCTGATGCCTGCTACGATTCCGGGTGTGGTAGGGGTACTGGTACCCAACATCCTCTTTACGGGGGTGGGCGTGATCAAGTATTCCAAAGGGGTAGCCAACGGGCTGACTGCTTGGTCTAGGGCTATTCAGATCTCGACTACGGACGCAGGTACAGTAGGCGTAGGTAAGGGGGCTCCAATACCGCTCATTGTTCCTCAACCCATTCTGTTCGGAAACATCCTGGCAGGGATGAAAGCCTATGACTTGATAGGCTTGTTGGCGGTGCCTTTTGTACTTGGCCTATCGACTGGTCTGAGTCTGGCGTTTGCTCAGATGCTAATCAACACGACACATCCGTCGGTAGGTTCCGGGACGGCCATAGCGAAGTTCAGCGCTCCCCCAGCCTCTTCTTTCATGATCAGCGGTTTTGCCCGAGAAAACATGACCGGAGAAGGATCCGTCCGGAAGGCCAGAGCTTTGTCACAAGGTCTGGACAGATCCATCGCGAGTCTTGTTATCCCCGTCCCCATTGTAGGGCCTGCCGCCTCAGCCCCCTCTTCGGGGTCGGGTTCTGGCAAGCTCATATGAGGATGAAAATGCAAACGTCGATTCGTTCCCAGGAGTAACCCGTGGGCCTTTCCGTCACTGGTTACGTAGTGGAGGCCCCAAGAGTCGGACAGGGGAACTCCCCTTTCACGGCTACCCCCAATAGTGTCATCTCGGATCAGGCGGCTTTCAACGCAGCCTATCCTTCGAACGAGTCTGCTCCTCGAACCGAATACCTGGTTTTCGTTCTGACCGACGGCAAGCTTACGGCTGCTGTTTTGGGGTGGACGAGAAACGAGGTCATCAACCGGTTTGACTACGAAGGTCAAGAGGGGCGTTTCAAGCCGTTGCCGGGAGCCGCTCTAATCGAGGTTGGGGTTCTAGCCTCTGACTCCAACACCAACCGTCTCACCGCTCCCATCCCAATCAGCACCGACTTGGTGACCTATCCCATGCGGATCTCGGTGGGATCCGGAAGTGGGACTACGTTTACCGTCTCCCTGGTAGCCAATGATGCTGCCTTGAACTCCCCTGACCCGCCCTCGGGGACGGTCCAGCTTTCCTTGGAGTCAGGGGATTTGGGGTGGGCCCCCGCGGATTTGGTGACCTACGAAGGGCAGGATGTTCGAGCTCAAAGACAGACGTTCTACAAGTTAGACCAGTCGGCCAGTATAGGAGCCATAGACGGAGTTTTGCTCCTCAATCCTTTGCCCGCTACAAGCCAGTCTCCGCTCGTTCGGATCGGGTTCGGCGAATACCTCACGGCGATTGAGAAAGCCACAGAGGGGGCGTTTTCAGCGAACCCAACGGCAGGTACGGTTGAGTGGGCCCGGAACACTGGAAGGCTCAAGTTCAACTCGGGAGACATTTCCTCTAATTCCGGACGTCCGGTCTACTATGACGGGGTCTTGATGTCCGCCAGTCTGACAGTACCGACCCAAACGGTGGGCACCGTTGATTCCCCGGGGTCGGTTTTTCCAGTCCCTTCCGAGGATAGCGATCTCTACTTCCGGGTCCCTGGGGTGGTGCAGTTTGAGCAGACCCAGTTCGTGGACACCCTCACATCGGGAAAGGCCGGAGTAGTCCAGATCAACCGAAGCACCGGGGTAGTGAAGCCCTCTGATGCTGACCAGGCTACCTATGCAGGGGAAACGTTGCAGGCTGTTCTCCCGGACGTTCCCATCGAGCGAGGGATGTCCCTTCGCCTGTTCCGATCTCCTGTGGATTTGGAAGGGGCTAACCCTGCGGTCAGAGACCTGGCGGCCTTCCACGAGAGTGAGGGAGCCACGCTGTCGGATCCCATCATTGCCGTACCTCAGGTCTACTTGCCAGCGGTTCCTGTAGATACCCTCCCTCTTTCCGTAGACGTGTCTCAAGGGACAGGCTCTTTCACACCCGGGGCTCTTCCTCGCTTGGATGTCACGTCGCCCCCGACAGGCTACGGGTATGTTCTGGATTTCGAGAATCGGCAGCTGCTTTACGCTCGTCGAGAGGAGAACCAGGTTTTGGGGGCTCCTCAGGACTACGGGGCAGTTCAGCTTCCAAATCCCCTGGTCTTCTCTTCCAACTTGGTTCTAGAGGTTGAGGACACTGCCGGTGGCGGAACCTACACGCCGTTGGTGTTGGGAACAGATGCCCTCATCGAGTATCCCCCGGGCCTCGTCACTCTGATTGCCACAGAGGGGAGCTTCGTTCTTTCGGGCACGGCTGGCTCCATCTCTGGAAGCACCTTCACGGACGCCTCCCAAGACTTCACGGTTCCCCCCGTGTTGGCTGGTGATCTGCTGGTCATTACTAGTGGATCCGCTCAAGGGGTCTACACTGTCAACACAGTAGCTGCTACCACTCTTGGTCTGGAAGAGAGCTACTCTGGTTCTGAGACTGGAGTGGCCTACGAGATTCGTAGGGGTCAGGAAATCCTGGCAGACAGGTATTTCCAGGAGGTTCTGCCTCTCGACCCCAACACGAAGGTGGAGCGTATCAACGCTTTGGGTACCACCACCAACTCCCCCAGGCTCAACATCAATGTTTCCTTTGCCTCGGTAAGTCGTTTTCGATTTGGAGAGACAACCTTTGCCACAACGGTTTCGCTAGTCATCGATGATGGGTCTTTCACTGCCCCGGCTTCGATGACGGCAGGCCAGGTGGAGATCAGTCTCGATACGGGCAACCTGAACTTCAGTCAAGATGACGTGCTTGCTGCCGAGACGGTCTACTGGGTGAAGGAACTGGATCTAGGGAAAGACTACAAGCTGCAGCCAGACCTAGGCTTCATTGAGTTCACCGAACGGATGTTGGAGTTGGAGGAGGTCTTGGTCACCTACAAGACCTCTGACGGGACCCTAGTTGAAGAACGAGGGACCTTTTTGGTTCGAAAAGAGGAGGTCTCACATCCGACAGCCACCTCCACCATGACCTTCAACCCTTCAGGGAGAGAAGCAGCTGAAACACCTGCTCCCAGGGTATTTCGAGGGGGGCGCCCCCAGACCTCTGCTCAGGTCACCATCGATGTAGCTACTTCCACCATTACCTTCTTACCTAGCACCCAGGTGACAGATGCTCTTCCGGCTGGAATTCCAGTAGACCCTGTTGAGAGCGTCTACATCGACTACTATCTTTACCAGGCTTTCGGAGGAGAGAAGACCCTATCGGTTCTACAGCCTCCTATGCTGAACGTTCCGGTTCAGATCACAGAGGGAGACACCTCTTTTGAGATGGGGGGAGATCGTACATCTGACTTCCTGGCTAACTACTTGCTCAAGGTGGATGAGTCACAGGTCTACCTCATTGCCTCGTCGAGCTACGACAGTCTGACCGAGAAGACCACTATCAACATTGTAGCTGGTTCGGGAGACAACCAAGGCTTCCTTGATGATTTCCGGAACCCTTCCTTGGCGGTCACTTCTGGGCCCACCCCTCTTGCTTCCTATTTCCAGGTGGAACCGGGCTCTTTTGAGGCCACTCCTCGGGGATCTAACACGCTTCGTTTGAGTGGAGATCTGACTCAGACTTACACGAAGGGGGTTGTGATCTACTTTGACGGGGGGAGCACATACACGGATCTCAATCTGGTGGACGGCTCTGTCTACGACAAGGACACGGATCGAACGGAGGTTACCTTAGCTTCCAATGGAGCTCGTCAGTACAGCTCAACTCCAGGTCTTTTGAAGCGTTCTGTGAGAGCTATTTTGGGGTCTCCAGTGGCTCAGGCCAATACGGCTCGGGCCCCCATCCTAAGCGAGCCCAGTCCAGACTCTCCTATCTTCCAAGGCTCTCTTTACGTAGTTTTCCGGAAGGCCGAGGGGGAAATCGGAACCATCCTGACAGAAGGAGAAGACTACACCATTGACGGCTCTGGGCTGGTGGTCTTCACGGATCCGTTAGGCTCTGATGAGGAGCTTTCAATTCTCTACTCGGGCAATCGGTTGGTAGAAGCCGGCCGACGTTTCCGGGTTTCATACACCTATGGGATTGGGCCGGATGACAGCAGCAACGGGCTCTTAGATCAGGTCCTCACCATGGACTACGTGGCCTACATCCCGGATTCCTTCTTCTGGAGGGTCGAGACCTACACCAACTTCCGAGGGGAGTTGGCTGAGCAGTATGAGGATGAGGCCAAGGCTTCCGTTCCTTCTGGGGGGCCCGTTTTGGAGAATGCTCCGGCGTCCCGACTTTACGAGCAAGGGGTAGAGTCTGAGTTTTTCGATGAGAGATACCTGTCCAACGAAGATGTGGTGGCCCGAGCTACTCTCAAGCTCTACAACGACATGGTTAACTATCTGGAGGATGCCCTTCAGCATATGGATGGCCGGGTAGTAGGTGATCAGGATGGTCGGTTCTTGTTCGACGGGAATCTTGACAACCCTGATCGAACTTCTTTCGACGATGTCACCAACCAGATCGACGACCGCTTCAAGATCAGTCCCGCTCCCTACGAGGTCAACTTCCCTCCCTTGTCGTTGGTTTCCGTGGGGACCTACCAAGAGGTCTACAAAGCTGCCCCAACCAGTCGTTTCTATCCTACCCAGAGACAGCTGTTTTCCGGGGTGGACTATACGGGAACACCTGATACAGGAGAACCGATTGGGGCTGTAGGCTACGAGAACGTTACCGGTCTCAATGGAGTAGAAAAACGGTGGCCCTGGGCTATCGTGACGGAGACGGCAGAGGCCACAGCCACTCAGCTTTCGGTGGACTACGCTCAAGGGGATGAAACGCTGCTACGGCCTCCTTTCTCCTCGGGGGATACGGTCACTGTGTACGCCCCCAATCGAGTCTCAGTTCTCATTTCGGCCGTAGCTGTGGTGGGGGTTCCCAACGGTACTACCATTCAGCTAGGGACCCTGGGGGTGATCGTTCCCAGGGGTTCGGCGGTGGTACTTGACAAGTCGGACACGAACTACCGAGACAAGTACTCTGTGGGCTGGGATCTTGGCTTGGATTCTGAGCTTGGACTACTGACCTACATCGATGCGGGCACCTTCTTCACCAACAACCCCCCTCCAACGGAAACCATGTTGGACATGGTGGCTGGCCTTCCGGCAGCTTACACAGATCCCGAGCGTTTCCCTGCTTTGGATGGCCTTACCACGGATGACGACGGGAATCGGGCCCTTCCGCCCCTCAACCCCTACTATGAGTCTGAGCTCGGAGGGTCCGAGCACATTGGGTATCTTTACCGAGAAAGAGAGGCTCTTGAAGGAGGGGGACGCTTGAGGGATGCCACTCAGGCTCCGTTCTTGGGGGTGGGAGATACCACAGGCACGATCATTACCCTCACCAGCCCAGCTACTTTCCCGGCTCCAGCTCCTCAAGCAGGGGACTTGGTACGCATTCTAGATGGTAACCCTGCCAATACGGCGAACTTCCGGAGAATCATCTCGGCGACAACCAGCAGTGTCACTGTTGCGGGTGGGGATACCTATGTTTCGGATACAGGGTTCAACTTCACGGTAACGGTCAGCAACAACTTGGAATCTGGTTCTGGGACGGTCAGCCCCGCTACTCGTCTGACTGATGGTTCGGCTACCTTCCAAAGCAACAACGTGTTGCCAGGGCACACGGTGGTTTTGAACGATACCGAAAGACGCCAGGTGACAGCTGTGATCTCCGAGACACAGCTCAACATCACAGCCGCTTCTTTCACGGGGGCTGCTACCTATCGAGTAGAGAATCCTAGGAGTACGTTCGGGGGCAACAACTCCATACAGGATGAGGTTGTAGACTTCTTGTATGGAGAATTGGGGGCTTTGTCCACGAACACTCCTCCGGGCCCTTATGCTCAGAGAAATGCTTTAGGGAGATACCTGGACGAAGCCTTTTCCTACACCTACGTAGCCTATGGAGGCAGCGTTAGTGGGAGCACGCTCACGAGCGGCGGAGCTCAGTTCCTAGACGATGCTCAGGCTGGGGACTACATCTACGTCAAGACGGGGGCCAACACTGGTGTTTACCGAATAGACTCGATCACGAGTCAAACGGCTTTGGAGATCGAAGGCACTTTCCCCTCTGCTGGAGCCGTCACTTACTGGCTTGCCCAGACGAGTTTGGCTACTCAAACTGCCTTGGAAACGGTGGGAGAGGTGATGGCTCGTATTGACGACGCCATTGCTGAAACCACCACCTTCTTGAGTTTGGCCAGTACTCAGATTCCTGTTTCGGGGGATGCCGGAGCCTTTGCTCTAGGTTGGCTGACTTCGGACATGACCAGTCGGGTATCTGAGATCAACCTTCGAATCAGTGCCCTCACGACGGATGTGCCTTTACTGGAAGACATTTTGGCAGCCACTGACCGGCTCTACGACAAGAGGTACGTATGGATCGATGCAAGGATCAATCGGGAGAACGGAATCATAGTGAGGAAGGAACGGGCGCAGGAGAGCCGGTCGAAGAACAAGAGCAAGACGCTGAAGGCACTGACGAAACTCCTGACGACGTAAGTCCGAAATGGGTCCGGAAGGAACGTTTCGCCATTCAGGATCGCATGATTGATGTGGTGAAGAAGACCATTGAAGCCGCTAAGGCTGAGAGAGACGCAGCCAAGAAGAGACTGAGGAAGCTGCAGTACGGAAGATAGTCTATGGCCAATTGGCAGTCGTTCGTCATCCAGGTACCCGGCAAGGACGTTCTTGAACCAGTCAGGAATGTCCTAGAGACGCTACTCATTTACCTGGAGATCCTGAAGGCTATCCTAGACACCATCAAAGCGGCCCTGATTGACTTCGGAAACCCAATCAAGGAACTCATCGAGGCCCTTCTTAGACTCATCGAAGAGCTTCTGCAATCTCTGAAAGCCACGGGTGTTTTCGCCTATTTCGACGTGCCTGATCCGCTGGTAAACCCCAACTTTGACGCCTACCATGGGGGCTTCCCAGCTTTCACTACTCGCTGGAAAGGTTCCTTGTTGGATTCTCAGGATCCGAATCGTCCCCAACCCAGAGCAGGTACCAAGAGTGGTTTCGTCATCCTTCTAGTGGATGCTTCTGATCCTTTCACGTTGCTGAATCGGTTGAAGAACCTTCTTCGCTTTTTCAGCAAGGAGTTCACTGCTCCTCGCTATGCCGCACCAGCCAACTTCCGAGCTGTACCGGTTGGCTCGGATGGGGATCCAATTCTGGCAGTGGCTAGCATGTTCGATAGTGAGATCGAAGCTATCGAGGTCATGTGGACGCTGCCTACTTCTCAAGAGGTTCCTGATCCGGGCTTCCAAGACGTCGTAAGCAAGGTGGCTCACGAGTTTGTTCCCCCTACCTTCTTGCTGGAACGCTCCAACATTGCTCCTAGCCGGGATCTCGATGCCACGCTACGGGGGTCTGACGGGAATCCGACTTCGGGCGTCGTTGACCAAGACATCATGCGTTCGGAGGACGATGCTGGAAAGGTAGTTTTCAGTAATGCTCAGAGCTTTGCCTTTGCCCGGGATGAGGTGGGTTACTCGATAGAGCCCCTTAAGGATGAGAATGGGGACCAGGTTCTGAAGTTCCAGAAGTACATCAAGATCGATCCCACTGATGTAGCCGCCATCTTTGGCCAGTTGGGAACTTTCCGGTACTTGGACTCGGACATCGAAAGGGATGTCACCTACTACTACCGGGTGCGAGCCTATTCAGGGGATTTGGACATCGACGAGACGGCCAATATGGTTCGTTTCCCAGGCAGTCTCGAAGCTGGCGGAGCTTCCGGTAGAGGGGACTACTTCTTGCGGTGGCCTTCGACCAGCGGGGGGGTAGTCACCATGGGAGAGCCCACGAGCATCGTGTCGGCTATCGTGCCTACAGTGCCCGAGGACTTCAACGTCATCGAGACTTTGAGAAGGTTGTTTCAGGCGGCTTTCTCTCTGGATTTCCACCTTCCTTTGGAGGCCAATGCCACCTTCGATGACAACGGACTGCCTACGGGTAGTACCGAGTCTTTGCAAGTGGGGCGAGGGTCTTTGCAGGACTATGCAGGTATTGTAGCTACGCTCTTTGCTTTGGGTAGCATTGAGGAATCTGGAGAAGCTCTAGGGCTGACTGAGGCAACCGCTGTCCCCAGGACGGAAGCAGAGATCTTGGAGGACATCGGAGAGGCGACGGCCAATCGTTCTTCCATCAGCTACCCTTGGCAGAACTTCGTATTGAGAAGGCACTCTGCTCGGCTGGCGGACACGGTAGCTTCTGCCATGCTGGAGGCTTCTCATGTGGGGGCGGCTGGCAACTTCCAGGTCATCATGGAAGGTTCTTGGCCCAAGACTCCCATCCCCGACATCGACGTGACGGTGGATGGTGTAACTAGACCAGCCCAGAATATCTGGGAGCTGGTCTATGCGATGACGGGGACGGAAGACGATCCCAACCAATCAGCTGCCTACAATGCACTCTATCCGGGGATAGCTACCGAAGAGTCCATCCGAGTCTACTTCCGGTCCTATGACAACACTGCTCCTCGGATCAACATCTTGGCAGCCGTCAAGTTCATACTCTCTTTTACCTTGGGAGGGGTGCCCCCGGATTGGGAAGCGGTGGTCCCTTTGCGGGACATCATCCCGTGGTCAGGGCAGTACATCTACGACCTTCTTGAGCTCATTCGTAAGCTGATTGCGGCCTACGAAGGGATCATCCAGGAGATCAACAACTTCATTGAGCTGCTGGAACGAAAAATCGATGCTTTGGAACGACTCATCCAGTTCCTGATCGACATTTTGAACATCATCGAGAGTCTGCAGGTGGGTGCCTACATGCTCAGTGCCAGTGGCCTCAGTGGAAACGTTTCCACCTGGTTGGACGTGATAGACAACGCTGGAGGGGACATTCCTCCTTCGGGGCCGGGGGGCTATTCGGCCGGCGTTTCGTTTGCTTACGTGGCGGTAGATGTAGCCGCCTTTGAGGAAGCATTTTCGATCATCTTCTAGTAGGCATGGCTCACGACACGTATCTCGGGACCTTCAACCAGGCGCAGTTCGAACGCTTTCTGGAGTTCGCCCGCAGTCAGCTGTCCTTGATTGAGGCTAGGTTGGCCCATCTAGCGGCGGAGATGACCCGGGTGGGGGTAGTAGTTTTCACGTACTCTTCAAATGGAGTTCCGACAGGCTACTCGGCCGATCCTTCTACCTCATACCTGGCGAAGCTTCTGGCGGCCTATGAGGTGCTCGGAGGCAATCCCTTCATTGACCTGAGAGCTCGGGTCAAAACGACCCCTGTGTTCGTGGTGGCAGGGGATGAGAACGTGTCTCCTAACCTCATGTCGAGTGGTGACGTGATCGCCCAGAAAGGGCTTTCTGATGCCACGACGGCACAGCTGATGCGCCAGGCCCGGAGCTGGCTAGATGAGACCCTGTGGAGTCGGTCAGGGCGCCTAGAGAGGCGTATCAGGAGAGCTCTGGACTACTACGATGCTCTTCAGGAGGAGTTGGATCATCTGACGGTCATTCAGCAGTCCGTAACTACCAAGGGGAGTTTGGAGGAGGTAGCAGCCCAAATCTCAGTGTGGATCAATGACCCGAGCTATTTGGCTGTTTTGCCTTTGTCGTCAGAGATAGACGCCTACGGTTTCCAGAATCATGCTCCCGAAGCCCCTTATGCCCCACCTGTAATGACCACTCCGGATGGGCAATCCCTCACGAACCCCAATGCTGTGGGTCGTGTGGCCGGAGTGGAGGGTACCCAGAAGTATTCTGGCGGTATTGCAGAACCAGGACAGAACCAAGGATGAGTTTCGACCGAAAGATCGATCAGGTATGTCCCCACGAGGTGGTGGCAGAGCCCTTGTATTTGAGCACCGACAGGCAGACGGTTCGCCCACTTCGTCCTATCGGCTCATTTCGGTCTGTTCGGTTGCGGCTCAATGGCTTGATCGAGGTTCCAAGCGAAGGGGTACACATAGCTGCCAAGGCTATGGGTTCTAGACGGGGGCCCTTCAACATCACTTCTGGTGTCAACGACACGATGGTGGTGCAGGTGAATCAGGGAGATGAGCAGGTACTCACGGCTCCTCCTGGCAATAGTATCCCAGCCTCTAACCTAGTTTCTGCACTGAACCAGCAAATCAGCAAAGCTCGTTTTGAGGTCTTCAACGAGACCCTTCAGCTGAAGTCCGAAGCTATAGGCCCTTACGCCAGCCTCTTCATTGGTTCGTCAGGTAGTTTGGCTACTACTTTGGGGCTCACTCAGAATCGCCTGTGGCGGGGCGTCCAAACAGTGCCCGGTTGGTCATTGGTGAACCTGCCAGGGGCGCTTCCTGATCGACCCCTTCGTCTTGTTCTGTTTGACGAGAAGCTCAAAGGCTTTTCGGACTACGTGGAGTTGGATTACGCCACTATCCGGCAAGAGTGTCGTCGTTGTGGAGGAGTGGGGGTAGAGAACGACTGGCGCTACACTCAGCAAGGAAATACTGTCGAGGTTCGAGACGAGGCTCTTTTGATCCAGGAGATCCTTAAGTTCACCTACACAGTCAAAGGTTCCAACCGATTCCATGGTTGGTACGGAACTAGCGTCTTGACGGTGGTGGGACAGAAGTTGTCGAACGGGGGCTTGGTTCAGAACATCCTTTCATCTGAGTTGCAGGAAGGGTTTCGTCGTTGGCAGAACATCAAGAAGCAGCAGGAAGAGACCGTGGGGCAAGAGGTCTCTGACGCTGAGTATCCTCTAGCAATCTCTGCCGTCAACGTCGAGCAGAGCACGGAAGATCCAACGGTCATTTACGTTGGAACCACCGTCATCAATCGTTCTCGGCAACCTATTCAGATAGAGCGAGGAGTCAGAGTCCCAGAACCTTTGGACCTACTTGGATCAACAGCGCAAGAAGGTGTGATTCGTCAGTCTCTCAGTGGCTACTCTCGTATCGGGTAAGTCTTTGGTCTCTGCTGGTGAGCCGCAGAGCTGGCTTTGTTAGAACTCATTTCTCCCTGAAAGAATCTATGTCAACCCAAAATTATCCTTTTTGAGGGAAAGCCTCGGGTAAGCAACGATGGCTACAGCACCACAGATCAATCTCAGAGACGGCTCGGGCACATCCCAGACGATTGAGTACTCCACCAACATGGAGTTCGCTACGATCGAGGGGACCATCGATACCACTACGGTGGATCTTCAGGTGTCTGTCAATGGGTCTGCCTTTGTTTCTGACCCCACCCTGGTGAAGTTGGATGCTCAGACCTTCATAGTACCCAACCCTGCTTCGTTGCCTGATGGGTTGTCTCTGGACATCGGTATCAACACGATCCAACTTCGTGCCATTGGTATTTCGGGGGACGTGAGTGCGGCTTCCACGGCTACCATCACTCGGCTCGAACCTACGGATGACGACGGTACCATTCCTTCAGGGATACGGGTTCGTAGGCACCGGAACTACATTGACATTCTTGTAGCTAAGCCACAGTTTTCAGCGGGCCTTACGCTTGACCTGGCTCAGCTGCCGCTTCAATTCAGAGGCTTCAACATCTACGCATCAGCGGCACCAGGAGGGACCACAGGGTACTTCAAGGTCAACGAAAGCCTCCTGACTGAGGCAGGTACCTATGAGGAGGACACCAACACCATCCAGCAGTACAGCACGGTTTTTGAGCCTGAGGCTCAGTATGTTCGGGTGGTGGTGACTCAGGAAGACGAGTTTGGAAACGAGATTCACAGGAACCTTGATTCCTCGTTCAGTGTGTTGGGTTACTCTAACGACCTTCGTTTCTCGGGTACTCTAGATAACCGAAAGTTGACGGAGTTCATCTCCTTTTCGCACAACCGTTCTGGGGGCGCCGGAATCATCAACAGTGATAGGTTCTTGAATGTTCAGTCTACTGACCCTCTTTACTACGTTGTCACGGCTGTCTACTACGATGCAGATCTGAACCGAGAGTTCGAAACCCCTTATTCTCAAGAGGTTTTGGGTGCGCCCCTAATCATTGACACTAACATCACCGATTTGCCTGGTAGAAATCAGCTTCAGATCATTACCAGTTTCGTGGATGATGTACAGAGGGTAAACCAGGAGATCAGTCTCCTGCCAGGGTCCACTACCCGAGATGTGAGCATCGACCCCTTCTCTAGTGAGGCCGAGCGTATTTGGTTCATCATCGACTTCGTTCACCGAAGTCAGTCTTTCGTAACCCTTCTTCAGATCGATGACTCCAACGGAGATGGGGTGTCGGATTTGGTGTCGGGAAGTGCTTACAAGACAGCTCTCAAAGCAGCCCTTGGGTACTCCACGGATTCGGCTGTTCAGCAGCTAATCGATGCTCAATTCGATAAGCTGGCCAAGAATGTGCAGAAGACTCGCCTCCCTGGGCGTCAGGCGGTAGGGGAAGCGGTTTTCTACAAGGCGGTTCGTCCTACCGAAGACATTACCATCGCCTCAGGTACGACAGTTTCTACTAACGCAGACTCTGCCTCAGGACTTGCTTCGGTCAGGTTTGTTGTGGGGGGCACCTACGTGATGGTGGCTGCTAATGCAGACGCCTACTACAATTTCGACAACCAACGTTACGAGATCACAACCGACATCTCAGCGGAGACCATTGGAAGCGTCGGAAACCGTCCTGCAGGAAGCATCAAGAACGTTCAGGGTTCGGTAGGGGGTCTGCAGGTAACCAACGTAGAAGCAACGGTTTTCGGTAACAACCGGGAATCCAATGCAGCCTTAGCGGCTCGGGCTCAGCTTGGATTTGTCAGTGTGGATACGGGAACCGAAGGGGGCTACCAGTCTACCTCGGCCGAACAGACTGGAATCATCAAGAGCAAGATCGTCAAGAGTGGAGATTCTTTGATGATGAGGGATTGGGACGAGGTCCGAAAGAAGCACATTGGGGGCAAGGTAGATATCTGGATTCAGGGTCTGCGGGAGCGAACTGTCACGGAAAGGTTTGCTTTCACCTTCGAGATTGCCCGAGACATTCGGTGTGAGATCATCGATTTGGCCAACCTCATTTTCCGAGTGCAAGACTCTCGGGTCACAGTTGATACCCCCATCATGGATATCCTGAACGACTCCGTTCACGGGTTGGGCGTCAGGAATGTTACTCTAGGCTTGGACTACGATCTGACGGGGGTGACTATCCTCGACTATGAAACCTTCCAGATCGACAATTCCATTCCTCAGCCGGCTACGGCTATCGACGACATCATCACTGCAGACTACCGTTTCCGATCCATCAACCAGTTCACCTTCAGCCTTCAGCCGGTACGTCGAGTGGTGTCCGTGGTGGGGACTGAGTCCGGAGCTCTGGACAACAGCTTGGGGTACGATCTGTACAAAACTGACGATCCCCTTCTGGATGGCGAAAGCACGATCGCTCAGAACTACTTGGTCATCAACCAAGTAGGAGGCATTCCTACAGGAGCTACGATCCCGGTCAACGGGGAAGAGCATGTGCTGATTGGGTTCTTCCAAGAACCTCTTGGAAGCGTAGGTATCAATACAGCGACCCTTCGAGTCTTCAGTGAGGACGGGCTTATCGAGTATGACGGCCCCTCTGCTTCCAGCCCGGATTACGAGATTGTTGAGGGAACCTCAACCACTCCCATCAAGATCGTTCGTACAGCTTCTTCGGCGATCCTCAGTGGTCAGACAGTCAGTGTGGACTACGACCACGACGAGAACTTCACAGTCACTTACGTGATCAACGATTTGGTGCAGGAGTTGCAACGCACGGTGAACACTCGGCGACACACAACTGCCGATGTGCTGGTCAAGCAGGCTGTCGAAAATGAGCTGGACTTGGAGACTACCGTACAGCTCAAGCTGGGGGCCAAAAAGGACAAGGCTGATCCGGCCATTCGGTCAAGTGTCTCTATTGAGACCAACTCCAAGGTCATTGGGGCAGGCTTGGCGCAATCTGACGTAATCCAGGCTGTAGACTCCACAGAGGGCGTTGACTTCCAAGTTCTACCCTTGGCCCAGATGGGGTACTCCGATGGCTCCTTGAGGCTCAGAGAGTCCGTATTGAGCAGTTATGTGCCTCTCACCTACTACAACACCGGGGCCAATCTGGTCTACATCCTCACCAATCCATTGCAGTACCCCACCACAGATGGTGGAGGTCTCGAAGTGGAACACAAGGGGGTGTTCCAAGACGATGAGGCCATGCTCCTTGCTACCAGTCTTGCTGTCGTCAAGTTGAATGACTTCTCGGCTTGGATCATCGGGGACGATGGGGCTGTCATTCCCGAATACTCTGACGATGCCACCCTTGTCAGTGAAGGTTTCACGGATCCTGATGACATCGAGACTGAGCGTCTTCGTAGGACGGCCAACCACATTGTGGTGTCTATCGCTGGAGGGGGAACTCCGGTGGATACCCCAGCGAACCACAGCTATGCCGTGAGCTATGTGGTGAGAAACGACAAGGGACCTCACAACATCGTCAGCTCGGACGTGGAGCACTTGTCCATGGGCAACTTTACTCTCACTTGTAGGGAGGTCACGAGCTAATGCCCCGCTTCATGTTTGACCCAAATCGGGTCAACTACAGCATCCACAAGAAGGGCAAAGAGTACAATCTACTGGTTTTGCAGAGGGCTCAGTCCATTTTCTCGACCTTGCTAGACCTCCTTCCCAGCAACTGGATCAGTGGAGTGCAAGGCCCGAGCTATACACTGGAACTCAAGGCTGTTGCCGTAGAACTGGCCAAAATCGAGATAGCTCTGGAGGATGTGAATCGGGATATTTCCTTCGAGACCACTCGTAGTGAGTTCCTTCAGTCGATCGTGGGCTACCTGGTTTTCGTCAACGGCAAGATCCCTCCTATGGAGTATGACGACGTTGAATTTCGTCGTTTTCTCCTCACTCTCATTCGGATCTACTTTCAAGGTTCGATTCCGGAGGCTCTCAAGGACGCTGTAGACCTGTTTTTGACCGAAGAGTCGGATTTCATAGAGAACTTTCTCCTGGTTCGGCAGGGGGCTTCTGGGTACGACATCAGCGATCAGTTCGGTTTTCAGGCGACAGTGGACACAGGCGGGGTGTTCCCGGAAAACGCTTTTGCCCTCCAGGCGGCTCTAGGGACCATCATGGACGTGATCCGGCCGGCCCATACGCTCTACCGGATTCGATACCTCTTCACCGATGACTACATCCCCAATGGGGACGATATCAACCGCATTTTGGACGAGAGTCGGTGGCGTTTGGCCTGCTACTACTACGAAGATTTTCGGACCTATTGTGCTGGGATCAAGGATCGGGACCGTTTGGGGCGGAAAACTAACCAGGCGGTGGTCGGGGAAGACCACAGTCAGGATTTCTAACGGTTTTATGGGCCCGCTAGAGAGCAGGAGGCCCTATGCAGATCAAACTCCGAGCCCGAGCCCGAGTCCGGGTTCACCAAGAGCGTCCCTATTGCTACGACAAGAAGAGGGGTCTCTGGCTTTACCGGCAGGTAGGGGAGGATGAAGAGGCGGGAAACATCGTCACAAATGCGGGTTTGGTAGCTCTTCATACCTACATCTACGGGACAACTGCTCAACGGACAGCCGGTGGTTTGAGTGGCACAGGATTCAATTACATCGCTTTGTCCAATGATGCCGCTGCTCCAGCAGCCTCTGACACATCCCTGACCGGGGAACTTTCTGGGGATGGTCTCACTCGGGCAGCAGGGTCGGTTACATTGCCCACGGGGGCAGGCACTGCCACTGAGATTTCCCATGCCTTTACCTACACAGGGGTCTCTCAAGGAGTCCGTAAGACAGCTCTTTTTGACGACTCCTCTAGCGGGAAGATGGCGCATGAGATTCAGTTCACCCAGCGGGTTCTAGTCACCAACGACGTTCTGACGCTCACCTTCTCGATCACGATTTCCTAGGGGCTCTAGTCAATGGCCGCCATAGCTCTCATCAAGTTCACTCAAGGGCCTAACACAGACATTGCAGGTCGAGCCGTCGTTGGAACTCCCTACGGTGTGGACGGCTCTGTGGTGGTCTCGAACGACGACCCTACTGACATTCATCACTGGAAGGTCTACCTGGTCAGTGCCCCTCCCGGGAGCGCTCTGGAGCTAGCTACTCAGGGAGATTGGACTCTACTCAACGAAGGAGTCAGCAACACCCCGACGGCCAGCTTCAATCCGGACATTGCCGGTAGCTACCGTATCTTGCTTCAGGTTTGGGATGTCGCCAACAACCTGAACCAAGACATTCGAAACTTCATCATCCTGGATGATGGTGACTTCATCCTGCCTCCTTTCCAGAAGCTTCCAGACCCTCTTCCGCTACCCAATCCTCAAGATCCTAGTGACGTCCAGAAACCCAATGAGATGAACGTTGGGGGGCAGCCGTATGGCTGGATGGGCAACACCAGCTATCAGCTTCATCATCAGCTCATCAAGCATGTGGCTACTTTGGTGCCGTCTCCTGGGGCAGGCGACACAAGCAAGATCTACGTGGTCACAGGCGCCGGATCTGTAGCTTTTTCGTTCTTGGTTGATGCCAACATCGATGCTGCTGCGGCTATTGATGTTTCGAAGCTAGCTCCAGGTACGAACGGATACGTGTTGACCACGAGTGGAGGAGTCCCTGTCTGGGCGGCTCCTTCTGGTGGAGGGCTTACACCCCCTAGCGGAGCTGGGGACATAGCAAAGCTGGCCTTTGCAGATGCCGCTGGAACTGACCTGGATTATGCCGATGGTGTCAAGGTCAAGAATGCTGGGACCACTCAAAATGGTCTTGAGTTTGGTACGGCAAGCATTGAGAACGTAAGTGATGACCTCGTATTCAATGTGGCTACAGGTCAAGCCCACATCCTCCAAGAGAATACCACGGAGTTTGCCCGGTTTGATTTAGGCTCTGGAGGGAGCACGCCTCGGCTACTGTTTGCCAATGATGGGGCGGTTGTACTGCCCGGGGGTGGGTATACGCTCTTCGGGGATGGGACTGCACCTTCGGCTGGATGCATCAGGCTTGGTTCAAACTATGCAACCGGCTCATCCGCGACCGTAGAGGTGATGACCGTCTACAAAGACGGCTCAGACAAGAAGATCCTTTGGTACTTCGCTCCGGAGGGCCCACCGGCAGCACTCGCATTGGGCGACTTCACCGATTTGCTTTGGCTTGAGGGTTCCTGGGTCAGTGCGAATAGTGCAAGTGACTTCACTGTCTCTGCTGTAGATGACATCAACTTGTTTGCGAACAACGGAGGAACGTCGCTATACGTCACGTCGGAGGGTGTTGTAATCGCTCGTACAGCTCTTGGGGTTCTTGAGTTTGCTGCGAGTGCGAACGCAGAGATCAGAGTAGGTACGGCTTCATCGAGTGCTGGGGACAATCTTGCGGTGCTTGCTGGTGCTGCGGACGGATCAGCGAACGCTGGTGGTGTGCTGCAACTAGCTAGTGGTCCTGGAGGGACCCCTGGTACCAACGACGGAGATCTGGAGTTCTACGTTGGAGGAACGTCTGGGACGAAGGTTCTAGTCTTCGACGTCGATACTGTTGCCCCGACTGATGGTCAGGTGTTGACCTGGAGCGCCACGAACGCTGCAGCAGAATGGGTCACTCCTGGAGGTGGATCGGGGGACGTTGTGGGACCGGCGAGTGCCACAGACAATGCTGTTGCTCGCTATGATACGACCACAGGGAAGCTCATTCAGGATTCAGTCTTCCTGGTGGATGATAGCGGCAACGTCACAGGCGCAGGGACCTACAACGGAGAGACGGTTGCTAACCTGATCCACGACAACGTGGCCGGAGAGATCACTGCTGTTACTCTCAAGGCTACTCCGGTCAGTGCCGACGTTCTTTTGATTGAAGACTCGGCAGACTCGAACAACAAGAAGAGGATCACGGTTGGAA